AACTCAGGGTCGATTGGAACGCGGGTTATCCGGCCTGGAATTACCGGAGTGGTCATTTGCGGGCCTGATCCTGGCCCCATCTATATGTCTCATCTGCGCATTATAGATGCCATTGTAACGGACCCAGGGGCGAATGGAAATTGGGCAGGCACACACGCCGGATATTGGTCTGGCGGCGATGTCGACGACGTGCAGTTCATCAACACGAGCGTAATCGATACGCAAGCTGTCCCGACAATCTCGAACGGATATCGAAGCGATGCGACAGCTGCCGCGACGGGAGCAAAACTGATCAATCCCTATACGCTCGGAGGGCCGCCCTATCTTGGTATCTGGGGCGGGATAACCGAGGTAACGGCAAATGGCTTTGCGGTAACCGGCACAATCACGGCGACCGCGAGCCTGAATACGCCTGGCTTCCTAACCACGTCGCGGCGCGGCCTGACGCTCGCCAATGGGCTGAATTCGGACATCCCCATCAATGGCACCAATCTGTCCATTTCCGGCGTCTCCGCGCCGTTCAGTCTCGGCGGCTTCGTCGCGCAGGCGGATGGCACCTTGCTGCACGTGCAGAATCCGTTCGTTCAGCCGATGACGATCGTCAGCGAGGATGGCTCGTCGAGCGCATTCAATCGCATTCGGACCAATACCGGCGCCAACGTCGTGCTGCCGACGCAGACTTCGTCGGCGGATTTTCTGTATTCCAGTGGGCCAAACCGGTGGCTGCTGATCAGCACTTCGCCACTGTCGGCAAGCACGGGCACGAGCGGCCACGCCATCCCCTATCTGGACACAGCCAACCTCTGGTCCGCGCAGCAGCGGATGAACATTAGCGCGGCCGGCGCTCAGTCGGTCCCGTTTGCCGTCAGCAATGGCGGCGGCTCGGCCAATACGGAGGTTGCCATCGACCTGTCGCCGACCAGCAATGGTCCCGGCATCCGCTCCGGGCAGGTCGCTTCGCTGTCCGCTACCGGGACCGGCGATGCCAACCTTGTCTTCCGGACCAGCAATAGCGCGGCGCCGACCGAGCGCATGCGGATTGGCCTTGGAGCGCAGTTTGGCAGCGGAGCGCTGTCTGATCCGGGCCTTGGTAGCGCGCGGGCGGAGATCGGATTTCAGGTCGGCGTAACGACTGTTGGCTTGCTGACGCCGTGTGACGCTGCGCGTGCGGGCATGATGCGTGGCGTTACCGACGCCAACTCGGCGACCTATAACGCGGTCGCAGTTGGTGGCGGCTCCAATAAAATGCCAGTCTACTGCAACGGCACCGCCTGGGTGCTCCACTGATGTTCGACGATCCGACCGTCGTTGAAGTCCATCTGATCGGCCCGCCGGGAGGCGTCGGACCGCCGGGCCTCCCTGGCTATTACGTGCCGGCGCCCTTCGATCCGGATGACTGGACGACTACTTTACAGGCTGCCATCGCCGCCGCTTCTGCCGGCACGCGCCCTGCCGTTGTCGACATGCGGCATGTCCACGATACGATCCACGTCACAGGAGATTTGTTCCAGGGTGCGACCGATGTCACGCTGCTGGTTGGCCGCAACCGCTGGGAGTTCGATACCGACACCTGCCAGCAGACGCCCTATCACGGCTGCTCCATCATCATGGACGGAGCCACTTGGACGCCTGACGTCGACAATCCCGACGGTGCTCCTTCCCTCGGAACGCTCGGCTACGGGTTGATCACCCCGGCAGTGATGCGGACGACCGCCGCGCTGACGGTTGGCTCCGCCGATATCGTCGTTGCGGATGTCTCGAATATCCGGCTCGGCTGCGCGCTCGGCGTCATGGGGCTTTCCGGCACGTCACAGCACCAGAAGGCCGTGCTGAGCGGCAATATCACATCTAGCGTCACAACCATTCCTGTCGCCTCCACCACCGGCTTCGATGCCGCCGACTACAGCAACGGCGTCGTCCTCATTGGCAGTGAATACGTCTCCTACACGGGCCTGACCGCCACGACCTTCACCGGCTGCACGCGCGGGGCCTTCGGCACCATAGCGGCTTCGCATACCTCCGGTGATGCCATCTATATGACACTCTACGAGGCGGCCCGCGTCGAGGCTATCATCGGCACGACCGTGACAGTAGATGTAGTCTCAGCCGTCAGTCTAACCGGTGTCACCGTACTGATCGGCGCACACGGCGTATCTATCCTCGGCGAAGGCGTCTTTGACGGCCGGCGTGGCGACGACCCCAATCCATCTAAGCCTTTGCTCGGGGCCATCTACGCGGCCCTGACCGGCAACCTGCATATCGGCAGTGGGTTCACGTTCGGTCGTTGGACGACCGGGGGCATCGTCTGCCAGGGCACGATTGGAACGCTGCTGGAGCCGTGCGTTTATTTCGACAATATCCGGCCGGTCAACGGCACCGGGCAGGACGTGTTTCTGTTCGGTCCCAATCGTGACGGCATATTTGCCACCCGCTCACACTTCGATACGCGCGTGGCAATGTTCCTCGATGATCGCTCGGCAGGCGGCGGTGACAGCATCATCGGCCAGAATAAGCGGCTAAATGTTACGGTTGGGCCGGCTGTAACGTCGTCAACCACCATCTCGTTCTGCGCTACCGATAGCGTCCTGGAGGCTCCGAGTATTACCTCGGAAGAAATCGGGGTGGTTCTCGGCGTTTCCAGCACCCAATGGAACAATGGGGCAATCGCTACCACGGATAATATTATTAATATTGGGCGGGTTAATGCCGGCAGCTACGCCGTTCGGATTGGCGACGGAACGGCCGGCATTCCCGGGTTGGAGAATGCGCACAACGTGATCTGGATACGCTCGCGCGTGGGCGACATACCCTACCGGCCTGTCGGCAACATGGTTTGGATCGTCGACGAGAGCGTGCAGGTCAATACCCAGCATGGCGTCGAAGTGCGCAACGGCGATAGCGCCACTTTCATGGACTTCGAATTCCCGGACTTGGTTAGCGCGCTTGGGGCAATCCGCTTTTTCCGCTCGACGGCGACGGTCTCCAGTCCGCTGTTCCAGATTTATGCGGGCGATGGCACGGGTGCATTTGACGCGTCGATCTCGGCAAAAGGCGGTCATTCGCTCTTCTGCGTCCAAGGTGGCAGGATGCATGTCGGCAGCGCCACCACGCCCGACTACAAGCTGCACGTCGAGGGCTCGTTCGGCTTCATGCCGCCAGCTAGCGTTTCTCCCGCCAACAACGGTGACATGACGTTTCAGCTGACGAGCAATACCTCGCTGGTTATCAAGGTCCGCGGCAGCGACGGCGTCATCCGCAGCAACACGCTGACGCTCGCATGAAGACAATCCGCATGTTGCGCGACTACGACTATCAGCCGACGCGCAAATGGCTGGTGGCGCTGAAGGCCGGGCATGTGGTCGGGCGCGCGCCCGAGGCCGCGGTGAAGGCAGTGCTCGCCGCAGGCGCGGGCGAGCTCGTCGAGGCCCCCGGTGATGTGGCCTGGCCCATGCCGAAGCGGTGGGGCAGGCGATGAGCGCCGGGCGGATGAATCGGCGGCTCCGCTTTGAGCAGCGCGAGGTCCGGGATGATCTCATGGGCAACCGGCAAGCCGATTTTGTCGAGCGCTTCTGCCGCTGGGCCGAGATCAGGCCGAGCCTCGGAATCGAGGCTGTAACAGCGGCACGCCTGGCCGGTGAGCAGCCGGTCGATATTACGGTCTATCGCGACTGCGAAACGATAGACATCACACCCGATTGGCGGGCGGTCGACATCTACGCGGGCACAATCTACGCGCTCGCCTCGCCGCCCGTTGATCTGGATCAAAGAGGCGCACGGCTCACCATCAAGGCCGTGTCGGGAATCGCCGCATGAGTTAGAATAGCGATTCGGTAGCCGATTTGGCTGCGCATCTTGAACGGCAGTTCACGTCAGGGATGACGTGGGAGAATTTTGGAGATTGGCACGTCGATCATCGAGTGCCTCTGGCTTCGTTCAATTATGCTTCGGCAGATGACCCTGAGTTTCGTGCCGCTTGGGCATTGACGAATCTTCAGCCGCTTTGGAAGCGTGAGAATTTACGGAAGGGCAAGCTGATGAAGGTGTTGCTCTAAGTGTCCTCGGATCCTGCATTGGATTTACAAGCCGCGGTCGTGCCGCTGCTCAGGGCCGATGCGGCGCTGACCGGCCTTATTGCCGGGCGGGTTTACGATGATGTCGAGCCGACCGCGGAGTTTCCCTACGTCAGCATCGGCCAGGCAGTCGCCACCACGAACGATACCGACGACTGCATGATTGCTTACGAGGTATCGCTCGTTATCGATGTCTGGGCGCGCGGCTCCGGTAATGGCGCCGGGTTCGTGGCGGCACGCCCGCAAATGCAGGCTATCGCCGGCACCCTACGGCAGGCGTTGCACGCCGCGAGTTTAACGCTCGAAAACCACTACCTGCTCCAGATCCGGCACGCGGAAACGCTCTACCTGCGCGACCCGGACGGCAAGACGGCGCACGCAGCAATGACGTTCCGCGCGCTGCTCAATCAACTCTGACACTGGAAAGGATAGGACAATGGTGGCTGCTCTGGCAGTAGGAATTCCATTCCAATATTTCTTCCTAACGATAGGGGATGGGGCAACGCCCGAGGTTTTCACCAAGCCATGTGCATTTAATTCGCGGGCGCTCAACTTCACGAAAAACCTCAATGAAATTGTCGTTCCGGATTGCAACGACGAGGACGCTGCCGGTTGGATCGTCCGCGATCCCCTCAGTCTATCCTGGGATATTAGCGGCGAGGGTCTTCTAGACGAGGGCTCAATCGATCTGTGGGATGCTTGGTTTTTGCAGTCTGAAACGAAAAATGTTCGGATAGGATTATATCCATCTACGACTCCTACCGGCAATCTGGTCTACCAGGGCGCGGCACACTTGCAGAGTTTCAATCGTACTGCCAATCGCGGTGAGTTCGTCATGTGGAACTGCGCCATCATGGGCAGCGGGCCGCTGATCAGAACGCCAGAGCCGGCTGTGATGGGCGCATCGGTCATGGACAGCGCCGAGGACACGGTGGCGTTTATGGAGAGGCAGGCGGCCAGAAGGGCATCCGCGCGGGCGCCGGAGGTCAAGCACTCGCGGTCCAAGGCCAAGGATAAGGAGCCCGCATGAGCCGATCGGCAACCGCTCGCTTTGAGTGGGCCGGCGAAGAGCGGACCTTCCGGCTAACCGCACGGCAGCTGGAGGACTGGCAGGAGGCATGTGATGTCGGCCCGGCTTGGGTATGGGGCCTGCTGCAAAACGAGATGTGGAAGCCCGCCCATGTGCGCGAGACGCTGCGGCTCGGACTGATCGGCGGCGGCATGGCGCCAGCCGAGGCGGCGCGGCTCATCAAGATCCACATCGAGCCCTATGGCGACAACATCAAGCCAGCCATGTGCGTGCTCGAAGCCGTTATTCAGGGAGTGCCCGACGAAGCCCCAAAAGGCTCCGGGGAGACGGTAGTCAGCCTGAACCCGATCTCCCCAACGGAAAAATCCGCTTCGCCGCACTCTGGGGATGGGGCGGGGCAATGGGCATCGACATAAGCAATATGTCGCTGTGGGAGATCAATGCCATGATCACCGGCTATTGCCGGGCCAATGGCGGCAAGACCGATGAGGCCTTGAGCGATGACGAGGTCGACCAACTGAGCGAGGTACTCCGCCATGCTGCGGCGTGAGTTCGCCGGTGAGGAGCGCGATTTTGCGCTGTGCACCCCGCGCAATTGGCCAACGGTGCGGGTCGGCTGTTACGAGACGGAGCGCTTCGGCAATCTCGCGGCGCTATGGGAGCTCGGTAAGCGCGGCCTGCTCGGCGACGGGCACGTGCGGCACGTACTCGCGCACGCGCTCGCGGGCGCGGACAATCCGGTTGGGTTGCTCAATGCCCACCGGGTCGTCGAAGAGGAGATGCGGGACAAGCCTCTAGCGGCTTTTCAGGCGCTCGCCATTGAGGTCATCATCGAGGCTTATGCGGGCGCCGATTGATGGCTAGCGTCGAGATGAAGTTTGTAAATCGGACGCACTTCCTGGGGCGGCTGCTTGCAGTCGTGCCCGAAGCCGAGAAGGAAATTGCTGCCGCCAATCAGAGATCGGCGCAGGCAATGGTGGATATGGCCAAGCGGCTGGCGCCGTTCATCTCGGGAGCGCTGCACGATTCCATTCGGATGGCTCCGGGGGAACGGCCGGGATCGTGGATTGTGCGCGCGGGCGGGACAGCCACAACCAAGTCGGTGCGGAAGGGGGTGAAGGTCTTCTATGACTATTCGCTCGGGATAGAGTTCGGGCACAAGAGCAGACCTGGAGGCGACGGTGCAATTAAAACCGTAGCGAAAGAGCCGTTCTTTTGGCCGGCATACAGAGCACAGAAGCGGCCGATGAAAGCGCGTGTAGCGCGGGCGATGAGCAAGGCCATCAAAGCAAAGGGATTTGGCAATGGCCGATGATGCCAAGCTTATTGCGGTCGTAGAGGCTAACACCAAGCAATTTGAAAATGCCATCAAGCGGCTTGAGGGCGTGACGAAGAACTCGACCGACCGCATGACCGCGAGCGTCAAGAAACTCGACGCGTCGTTCACTGGGCTGGCCGGCGCCGCCGGCAGGTTCGGTACAGCCTTATCCAAGATCGGCATCTCGGTCGCATCACTGGGCTCCGTTACGTTACTCATCAACAAGGCGCGCGAAGCAATCACGGCGCTCGACGGCATCGGCGATGCCGCGACGAAAGCAGGTGTCGCCGGCAAGACCCTCCAGGTTCTGCGCTATGCGCTGGAACAATCGGAGGGCTCAGCAGAAGGAGCGGACGAGGCTCTTCAAAAGCTGAATAAGACGATTGGTGAGGCATCAATTAAAACCAAGGGAGAGGCAGCTAAAGCATTCAAGCAATTGGGCATCGATATTCGGGACGCGAGCGGCGCGTTGCGCTCGACGGATGACATTCTTGCTGATGCAATGAATCGCCTAGCGCGCGTGGCGGATGCCTCGCAACGAGCCGCCGCCGCTTCTCGCATCTTTGGCAAAAGCGCCGGCCCGGAAATGGCTGCACTCGCCGCGCAGGGCACGCAGGCGCTGACGAAATATACCGACGAGCTGATGGATCGCGGGCTGTTTTCCGACGAGGCACTCCGTCGTGCCGACCTCCTGGATAAGAAGTTAAAAGGTCTTACGCAGACGTGGGATGTTTTGTGGAAAAGCATTCTGGTCGGCGAGAGTATTGACCTCAAAGTGCATCTCGTCTTCCCCGGCCCGTCTGAACTGACGAAGTTAACCGACGAGTATAATCGGTTGATGTCGTCGATTGGGCCGACCACAAAGGGGCTTGGCGGCACGGTGCTCGAAACGACCGAGCAGCATGCCATTTCCGAACAAGCTCAGGCGGTGAAGGATAGAATCGACGCTATCCTTCTGGCTAGAGAACTTGCTTTCGAAGCCGGGCGGGCGAGGTCGCGCGGCTTTGGTACCGGTGTGCCGATTACCATTCCAGAGGACATTGGTGGTGGTGGTGGTGGTGGTGGTGGTAGCGATCAAACAGAGAAAGCATTTGCTGCCGCCCTACAGAATGCCGGCGATTTTGCATTTTCCGTAAAGCAAGCTCCGGCACGTTATCAACGGGGCATCTTCGAAGCGGCGACGGCGCAGGGTATTCCACCAAATCTGCTTGCCTCCATCCTACATGCGGAAAGCGGGTTTGCTCCCGACGTCATCTCCGGCAAGCGGAGGAGCTCGGCTGGCGCCATCGGCATAGCTCAGTTTATGCCAGCAACGGCAGCGGGATTGGGCGTCAATCCGACTGATCCTTCATCTAGCATTGTCGGGGCTGCCAGATACCTTCGCCAATTGATCGACATGTTCAACGGCGACGTAGCCTCTGCGGTCGCTGCTTACAATGCCGGGCCGGGCCGGGTAAAATCATTCCTGGCAGGCAAGAGCGGATTGCCGGCCGAAACACAGGCTTACGTGCCCAAGGTGATGGATGCGACGACTTTTTCTGGCCAGTCGCAAGCCGCAGCGGATGCCGCAAAAGAACTTGCCGACAATTACGAGGAAATTAATCGGAACGCGTACGAGGCAGGGCTGGCAACAATTGACATTAAAGACTCCCTGAACGCTGCCAATGCGGCTTTTAAGCGCGATTTGGTCGGGGGTTTTGTTCGCGACCTGGAGCACGGCGTGAAACCTGCCGAGGCGCTCGCCAATGCGCTCCAGAAGATTTCGGACCGGCTGCTCGACATGGCGCTCAACGCGATATTCCCCGACGTGGGCGGGGGCATCATCGGCGCTATCACCGGCCTGGCTGGCGGCGGCGTGATGACCGGCCGCGGGCCGATGCCGCTGCGCAAATATGCCGGCGGCGGCGTGGCACATTCCCCGCAGATGGCGGTGTTCGGCGAAGGACACGGCGCCGAGGCGTTTGTGCCGCTGCCGGACGGGCGCAGGATACCCGTCAATATCCGCGTGCCCGGCATGGGCGGGCTCGGCGGCGGCCGTGGCGGCCAGGCGGTCGCCGTGCATAACCGCGTGACGGTGGACCCGAGCCCGCTGTTCATAACAACTACGCACGCGGTCGCGCGCCAGGGCGGGCGCGATGCCGTGGTCGAGGCTAGCGACGGCGCCCGGCGTCGGGCCGGAGGACGCTGATGGCATTAGCCTGGACGTTGCCCAATCCGGTCTCCGGCGGCATGTGGCTGGAAAACCCATCACGCTCCGGTGGTGTCGCGTCAAATGGCCAGGAGCAGAACATCATCAGCTTGTCCATGCGGCAGCGGGCGCAATGGACCATCCCGATTCGCAGGCCAGCCGAGATCAAGGCGGCGCGCGAATTGTTCGGCCTAGCGCAGGGCAAGGCCGTTGGCATTCTCATGCCGATATTCGAACCGAAGTTTTCGCGCACAGCAACGCTCTCGGCGAGCGCAGCGATTCGCGCGACGGTCGTCAGCGTCACGCTCACTGCGGGGCCGGCTCCCGAGGCCGGCCGACATTTCGGTATTGGTCATCGTGCCTATCTGATCACTGATGTCGATGGCACGGGCGCCGGCACCTACACGCTGAATTGCCTGCCGCCGCTGCGGGCGGCTGCTTCGTCGGGCGCAACAGTGCTGTTTGATGAGGCAGTCGTCGAAATGAATTTTACGACCGATGAAAACCCGGTCATGCTCGACGTAATGCGATACGCGCCGCAACTCGACCTGTCGTTTGTCGAGGCATGGTGAATGGCCGGCTTCTTCGAGCCGGTGATTGAGGCTATTGCT